CCCCTCTGGTGGATGTAATGGGGTGTAAAAAGAAGGGCAGCGGCCCCTCTTCCTACGTTATATTGTACCGATCAACCGCCCCACAAACGCGCGCCCCTTGGGGGTCAGCATCAGCAGCTTAGAGCGGCGGTCCTGCACGTCCTCAATCCATGTCACAAGCCCTAGCCCCGGCTTCCCAAGGCGGTGAACCTCAGAGAGAGAGGCGATGTTTCTGGATGCGGTAGATACGGCCATGTCAAGGGCTTGGCAGAGGTCGCGCTGTGTGGTGCCCTCATTCAGGGCAACGTGACACAGCACTAACTGCTGTTGGACAGGCATCTCCCCATCCACCGCCCGGAATTGGGCGATGATGGAATAGATACTCCGCAAGGCGTGGCGACCTTCATCTGAGGACCAAGAGGATTTCCCCGCAACTCGTGACATGGTGTTCTCCTTTATGGGGCCGTGTTGGTGCCCTTGAATGGTGGCCTAGAGGTGGCCGGAATCCGAGATAGCATAAAGGTTATGCGGCCCGCGTCTACAACAATCTCATTGGTGGATGGACGTTCGCAAGCCCATCTAGCGCCGCAGCGTGGCCCGTGCTTCTCGATAACAACCTCAAGCCGACCCATTCTCATTTCAAACAACAGCATATCAGTCCCACAATCCTTTCTGTTTTGCTTCGGTCCGTCTTTTCTGGACAGCCGACAGCCGCAGCGCCCGTTGCGCCTTGACACAGGTAATCTGTATCCACAGGGAAAGGAATCCCCCACGTTGTGCCTCTTGATCGCACTTCCGTTTAAGTTGCGCGCGGGTCATGGGGTGGTCCCAAGAATAAGGGCCAAGAGGGCACCCGAAACGGTGAACCCTAAGGCCACGTTAAACAGTGCCCAGAGGTGGCGTTCGCGGGCAGCGCGGCGGCGTTGTTCTTTCATGGGCAGGCGGTTGTTGGGCATGTGGGAATACTCCTCGTGTGGATGTGATCATGCAAAGGCGCATGGTAAGGTGCCCCGTAGGGCACCCATCTATAGGCCTCTATGGTGTGGGGTGTTGGAACCGCGCAGAGGGGCGCACAAGGTGGCCGATATCGTCCATCAGGTGGCCCTCAGGGTGAACCAGATAGGTGCGCCCCGGAGTGAACCCCTTGGCCCCCATGTTGCACTTGCAAACCACGCGGTCGCCTATGTGAAGGCCCATGTCGTCAAGGTAGTAGCTGCGCGCGGGGCGCGGGAACCCGTTCATGTGCGGAACCCCTCAGGCTCGTTCGTTTCCGCCTCGGTCACGTCATGGTGAACCTCCACACCCCGCAAAGAGAGGTGGAAAAGGGGCCACGGGAAGGTGACGTGAAGGCTTCTCAGGGTTTCCTGAGCGGTCCCCTTGGACACGAAGTCCCCAAGGATGAGGCGCGCGTGGTGTGAGAAGGCGGGTTGCCCGCGCCAATCGCGTTGGGTGTGTGCCTTTGCAATGTTGATTTCATACTTGACCATCTTGGATTACCCCTTGTTTTTCATAATGTCGTCATACATCGCCCGATCTAAGGTCACTTTGCAGCGCCCCTTAATGATCTGGATGATGTCCTCGAAGGTGTGGTGTGACATCTTCACACACACATTGTAGATTTCACGGCGAAGGTGAGGGTGTATTGTGCGGGGCATTTAGGCACCCACTTTCTGGTAAACGCTTGTTCCATCTGAGAGACCACCTAAGCGGGCATATTCGCCAAACTCCGCGAGGAATTTAGGGGTGACCTGAGCCATCCAGCGGGCGGCGAGGTATTTCGACCCAGCGTTTTCCAAGTCAGTACGCGGGGCAATCCAAACGGCCATCAAGCCGCAATACTCGCTGACCCCAAAATCCACCAAACTATTGCGGGCAAGGGTGTGATCTTCCCGGCCCCGCCAGTCGTCAGCTTCCCAGAGGGAGGGGAAGAGAGCCTTAGCGCGCATCCTGAGGCCGTCTTTCAACCAATCCCAATCGGTTTGGCTTTCAATGTGCATTTGGTCGTCGGGTTCGCACTCGCAATCGGCCACCGCATCGACACATCTGGCGCAATAATCATCATCGCAAGGTGTGGGCGCATAGGCCACAATCGCGCCTCTCGGGTAAGATACAGAACGTCCCATAGGTTCCCTTTCAAAGGTTGTTTAAGTTGCACACGAAGGCCACCCCGCAGGGTGACCTGTTAGTGAAACCTTGCCGCTAGTGGATGGAAGCGCCCAAGGGTGTATCGGCCCACGGCTTGGCATACTTCACGCGCCACTCAGCCATGTCCTTGGGGTGGCCTTTGCGGGTTTCTGTGAGGTAGTTGAACAGTTTCCATGCGCGGTCCGCCTTAGGGCCATTCCAAAGCCACTGGTGGTACTTGCCGTTGCATTGCGCATGTTCCATCAGGGCATACTCAGTACATTGGTCCCAATCTTGCCAGCTTTCGGTTTCCAGATAGGCCAGCAAGAGGGTTTGCAGCTCGTTATGGTCCCAGCCGATCACCCGGCCCCATGTGCGCCAGTCGGGGTCATAGTGGGATGCAAACCCGCTCCGGCTGGTGTGGCGGTCCTTGGCAACTTGGGTTAGGCGTTCCCGGTCCACCTTACGCAGCATCTTGGCGATAGCGCCCCGCCCAACGGTCACGAAAACCCGGTCAGTTTCAAAATTATAGAAACGGGGGGAGGACATGGCAGAAAACTGGCCATCTCCATCCAAATACTCATCAAGAAACGCCCCGGAATAGGCCTTTGCATACTCAGAATTGAATGTGCTGTAATCCGCAGCATCTAGAAACAAGTCCGCCAGACTTTCTGGCATATCTGACCCCATAAGGTCTGCCCAATACTCGGCCACGCTGTTGACCTCACGCTCAGCTTCGTTGCTGTGGATGGAGCAATAAAGGCCAGAGAAAGGCAGTTGAATTTCAAAGTTATCGGGTTTCATTGGGTTCCCTTTCATGGGTTTTTCAAGTTGCACACGAAGGCCACCCCGCAGGGTGACCTGTTAGTGAAACCTTGCCGCTAGTGGATAGGATTAGCGATTGTAAAAGAAAAACACTTCACCAACCGCGCGGATTGAATTGAAGTCGCCCCCACATTTGAAGTCGCGCGCCACGCTTTCCCAGTCAATATGGTTCTGGACCCAATCCGGGATTGCGGCCATATCTTGGGTTTCGCGGGTGTATTGTTCTGCAAAGTCTGCCCAATCATCGGCCCGCCCCGCGTAGTGATCACTCAGAAAACCCTCAGCATCCTCCGCGCCGTGCTCGTGCATGGCCTCAATCAACACCACGCCCGGTATATCCCAACCCATTGCCGCCTCAATAATGACAGCCCGCGCGGCCACCTCAGCCAGCCCCGCATACTCCCCCAAATCGGCCAGCCCCTCGTGGTCGTGGATTGCCCACTCCTCCGCATCGGGGACCGGGCTTGCGGCCAGCATCGCGTTCACCTCTTCTTGCATTGTTTCCACGCAATCGGTGGCATCTATCCACGCGCCATGCAAAATGCCGTTATTGTAAGCGGCAAGGCAAGCAGCATAAATCTTAGGGGTATCGTTAGCCATTGGGTGACCCTTTCAAAGGTTGGTTAAGGTGCGGAAAGTTGCACATGAAGGCCACCCCCTCAGGGTGACCTGTTAGTGAAACCTCAATTTCGTGGGGTGTTTGGGAACGCCTTATCTAGCGCCCGGTCTAGCGCCGCTTGTGTCCAACCATAGGCGGCCTTAAAGGTGACCTCACAGGCCCCGCAATCAAAGGCGAAAACACGCCCAAAGTCTTCTAAGGCCAGCGCATCACCTGACCAAATTCCGCGCGCATCTATTGAAGAATAATCCATTGTTGACCCTTTCATGGGCTGTTTGAAGTTGCACATAAAGGCCACCCCTTAGGGTGACCTGATAGTGAAACCTTATCGCTAGTGGATGTAATCACTCAGCCGCAATTGAAAAGGTGCTTGGCCCAACAAACTCAACCCCGCCCGGCGTTGCCATATAGATGCAAACTTGCTGCATTGATACCGCCGCCAGCATGGCGATATCATGCAACTTGGTGATAGCCGTAGCATCCCAAACCGCCGCAACCGCATAGCGTTGTACTTGTTCCGCGTATACCTTGCCATCTTGCGGGTCTCGCCACATGCCCCGTGCGGTTTGCATAGTCAGGCCGCCGAAAGTGTCCATGATTTGGCTTTCGATTGCCATGATTTGGGTGACAATGTTTTCGCCATTGTTACCGATAACAGGAAGATGAATAAAAGATTCTTGCATCATTGGATAATTCCCTTGTGTGGACAGATTGAAACATGAAAGCGGCCCCATAAGGTGAACCCTAAGGGCCGCTTATTCTTTCAATCACTCACTAGGAAACGCCTATTTTCTAAGGCCCGTGTGAAGCGCAACGCTTACACCTTAGGGCCGCCGATACTGTGGCTTTTTTTCCGTTCTAACGCCGCCGGGTTCTATCCGTTGGGGTTCCCTTACCGGGTTCAATGTGTGGCCCCGACACTAGCGGGTTATCTAGGCCAGTATCAGACTGGCAACGGCCCTTTCGGGAAAGAACTAGGCGGCGCTATCCAGCGGGGCCTTTCCGACTTGCAGGCGGTGGGGCCACTGAGCGCCCCGTTGCCCTAGCGATAACTGCCTTTCGGCTCTCAACCCCTAACGGGTTCGTAGTGCTTATCTACGCAGCGCCTTATGGTTTCAGACTGTGGCACTTTAGGTCTGACAGGTTTTTCAGCTTGCGCCGGGTTCCGCTTCCCGTCTTTCGATGCCCAGTTATAGCCCTATGCGGAAAAATACTGCAAGCGGTTATTTGTCGGTAGTGGATAGAAATAATGTTAAGCCATTGAAAAGCAACGAAAACAAAACCAAACCGATCACAAGAAACCGCCCTAAATGACCCTCACAAGGCACAGTAATAGGTCAGTATGGGTTACCTAAACGAATCAGTTAGGGCGTTGTTTGGGGTATCTGCCCCGATGAGGTGCCCCGATGAGGTGCCCCGATGAGGTGCCCCGATGAGGTGCCCCGATGAGGTGCCCCGATGAGGTGCCCCGATGAGGTGCCCCGATGAGGTGCCCCGATGAGGTGCCCCGCCCCAAGGGTGAACCAAGGGCAATGCAAGGTGACCTAAGGGTGGCCGATAAGGTGGTTTAAGGGTGGCCGATGAGGTGGTTTAACCGATCACCCCATCTAACGGAAACAAGGTAAACAATACTGACCTATTCAAAAAAGACTGATCAAGTCCCCTAAGGCCACCTATCCGGCCACCCTATGCCATGCCTTAGGATTAGATATCCCATGCACCCCCAAGGAAATAAGGGAATTGCGCGGCGTAGTGACGTGACAAGGTGACCCCAAGCGGTTTTCTGTGGGGATAATAAAGGATAAGGCGCGCGCGAGAGGGTTCCGGCACCCCAGAGGGGGTGACTGCGGTGGCCATATAGTGTATCTCTGAGTGACAGAAATTTGCGGTGAAATGTTTCGTGAGTTGACCCTCAGGGCCGAGTGGCGCAGCCGCGAGGTACTGAGGGTGGCCCATGAACACCGCTATTATTTCACGCGGGCGGTTACTCTGTTCGTATTCATGGGCCACTGGTGGCTGCTGACCCGAAGGTGTGGGCTTCATTCTGAGGCTAGGGCCATAGGGGTGTGGGGTCTCTTGCTTGGCATAGCCAAGGACGTACTCACCCTCAGTACCCTTCTACTCCCCTTCTAGTCCATCTTGTTGCTAGAACCTCTAGGTACACCTCTAAGGTACAGCAGGTATGGGAACCTATGAGGGAGTATCTCTTAGTCTAAAGGTGTGGGTTAATTACAACCCATTGATATCATTGACTCCCCGTAGGGGTGGAAGAAGGGTCTCGATGGCCGACAGGCAACCCCTTCGGAGGTCACTCCAATCCCCCACATGGACCCCTTCACGGGTGAACACTTGGGGCACTGTGAGGAACCCAGCGTCCTTCAATGAGGAGCGTTCAGGGCCTTTGGGGTCGATGGCATGGAAGGTGAAGGGGATGTTCAGGGTGGTCAGTAGATCGACCAGAGAGGTACAGGATGGGCACCCGGAGGTGTACCCCCAGACGTATAGGTGGGGTGGCATTGGTTGTCCTAAGCAAAAAGCCCCATACAGGCCATAGGAGGCACCGTACAGGGCGAGGTTGGTTTCTTAGCGGTGGCGGGCAGAGGTGAACCGAGGGCGGCTCTTACGGCCCCCTACAACGTGGCGCATGAAGTCCTTGAGGGATTCATCTTCCATCTTCTTCTTGAAGCGGTCGAAGGCTTCGTCAGTGGTTTGGGAGAGTTGCTCCGCCCAGAACATGACAGCCATTGAGAGGGCGTCTAAGCGGTCGTCATGCGGTAGGCACCCTCTCTGACGGGTGAGGCGAGTAAGCTGCCAGAAGAGGCTGTATGAGGCCTCTACGGCTGTCTCGAAATCCCGGTTGATGAGAGTCTGGCAGATCACCAGACGGTGCTGCTGCATGATCGGTTCAAGGGTGTCTGCAATGCGGACCTCCTTCTGCTTCGAGTGGGTGACTTCCTCGACCAGACAGCGGTACTCACCCCGCTTCAAGGCAGCTTGGAGGAGCTTGGCAAACATGCCGCCGCCGAAGTTTCCCTCCACGAGGATGGTGTTGACACGCTGGGCTTTGGCGATCTTCACCAAGGCGTCCATCGTATCATCCTCGTAGCCACCGCTGAGGCCTCCCGCTGAGGTACAGAAGAGGGTTCCTGAGAGGTGCTTGACCACAGCATAGGCAGTCTCATCCTTACCGCGGCCCGAGGGGTCGATAGCCATGACAGACCCGCTGTAGGGCTGGAAGTCTTTACCAATGAACATTGGCCTGTAGAACTTGTCACCCGGAAGCCCACAGATGTGAACCCCCTCCACGGCATACTCTTGGCTGCCCGCCCACGCCACCTGCATTGGCCCCATCAAGGGGTCGAGAGGGAGCGTGATCAAGTCTGAGAGGCGTAGAGGGAACCTGTTGGCATCGTTCATGGTGGTGTTCAGCATGAACTGTAGAGCGAAGCCGCCCATACCGTAGGACCGGGCACGTTCCCCAAGGTCCGTATCGGTGAACCGTAGAGGGTCTGTGGAGGTGCCCGCGAGTTGCCCCGCTTCGATCAGCCGATAGATGTATGGAGCAAGCTGTCCGTTGTACACCAACGGGTCGTCAGGGACGCGGGCAGGCCAGATGCGGATAGTGTAGCCCCGCTCGGGCAGCTTAGAGTACATCGTCATAGCGCTCTGAGGGGTGCCCAGATAGGTGATGATTCCGTTGGGCTTGAGGACTGCATCAAACTCTTTGACGCTCTCTGAGAGCTTCTCACGCGCTCCCTCGGTGGCGCTGTTGTTCAGGGACTCCACATCGTCTGCGAGGATTTCATCAGCGCGCGACCCGGTGATCTGACCGAAGATACCGACCGATTTCATGGAGGGGTCTTTAGAGGGGCGTGAGGGTCCAACGTCAAAGAACACGTTGCTGTCACGCTGACCGTCACCCGGCTGTAGATGTTGAAGGAGAGGCATCTCCGCGATCAATCGTTTGACGAACCGGGAGAAATCATCGGCTGTGTTCTTGGTGCCCGAGACAACCATAATCTTCCACTCGGGGTTGCAGTAGAACCGCCAGCACACGAAGGCCGCATACACCCACGTCTTACCCACACCTCGGAAGGCTTGGACCATCTTACGGCGGGGGCCGTTCTGCATGAACCGGGCGATATCGTACTGAACTGGGGTTGGCTCGGGGAGACCAAGGTGCTGCCACACTAGGAACAGAAACTTACGGAAATCCTTTTTAAGAACATCCTCAGTCGCCCGCTCCTTGGCACGGCGCTGTTGCCGGGGGAGGTGGTTGGTTTCAGGTATCATGGGGGTTCCTTACGAATAAAAAAACCCCCGCCGAAGCGAGGGTGAGGTAGCACTGTCAGGTTGTGTGGGTCAGTTCATCATGGCGCGGTCGTCTTCCGCATCCTCATCAAAGGTGGGGAGATTGGAAACAGCCCCAGCGGTCCCCCTCAAGCGGTCACTTTCAGGCTCCGCCGTGATGCCATTGTCCTTGAGGAACTTGATGGCAGCGGCGATGTACGCAGCGGGGGCGGGCTGCTTCACCTGATTACCCTCCGAATCCAGAACTGTGATACCCTCTCGGATGATGGTGGACAGGGTTTCTGCGGTGATCAGATGGAGGGTATCCATCATGTCGTCTTTAGCTCGGGACATGGTTATCCTCCTATTGCCATAAGGGTTGCCTTAACGAAGGCGATGAGGGTGCCTGAGGTGGCACCTGCGGCGATACCCACACCAAGGGCTAGGCCCCCCACGCGAGTTTTGATTTGTTCTAGTTGACTGATGCGGCTCTCGATCTTGGAGAAGCGGATGTCAGAAGCATCCTCCACAGCGTTGATGTTTGCTTCCAACGAAGAGAGGGACTTAACGATACCCTTAACGTCCCCCCGGACCTCACCGAGGATGAGGAGGACGTTGGTATCTTGGAGGTTTGGTGCGGTCATAGTGAGTACCTAGAGGTTATCATGGGGATACACCGCCGTAACGGGTGCCTGTGGTTTCCCATGTGATTTGATTATTGCCGCCAATCGCCAGACCCGCGCCGCCACCAGCACCGCCCCCGCCGCCACCTGCCGCATTACTTGCACCGCCGTTAGCCCCCGGTGCGCCATTAGCGCCCAAGCCACCACCGACACCGCCACCACCGCCCCAACCTGAATTTGTGCCGGGAGCGCCGCCGCCTGCGCCAGCTAACTGGGATAACTCCGCCCCCGCCCCTCTACCGCCACCGCCACCCGCACCACCGTTGGTCCAGACGTTTGATTGCGAAGTGCGGGCAATCTTGTAGCGCGGATAGGCGGTCCCACCGTCACTACCAATATATTCGTTGCCACCAAACGGCCCCCTGTAGTAGATGTACCCACCGTGAGAAACCGAGCTACCCGAACTATGCCCCTTATACTGATCTGCCCAGAAGAAACCGTTGTCCTTGACCCAAGTACCCGAAGCGTAATACCAGTCGCTTGCTGGTTCCCTGTTTGTTACCGTGTAGTAACCAGACGCACCGTTACCACCGCCGCCACCGCCACCGCCACCGCCAGCAATAGTGCCTTGGTTGTCGATGGTTATGTTGCTGGAAGCAAGCAAACCGTTTCGGCCACCCGCGCCTACCCCGCCAGCGCCACCACCGTTGCCGCCTTTTCCTGTGATGCTGCCGCTGTTTACCAACCGGACGCCGTTAGGAAAACTACCGTCAACAGTAAAAGCCCAACTCGAATTGATAGCACTAATTGAAACACCGCTGGCAATGTTCACAAGCAATGGGGCTTGCTGGTCCCAGCCGCCAGCAACGGCGAGAGTACGCAAATTTGCATCATTCACGTTGGCGGTTTGCGTGTACTCAAAAACCCAGCGCCAGCCTCGAAGCCAAGAGCCGTTTTGTTTGGCCCAAACTGCCTGTGCATTGCGCCAAATACCGCCTGATTTAACAGGAACTTTGGCTGGGGCTACCCATTCTCCGCCCCTTTTAACAAGAAGTGTCACTCAATTTCTCCTCAATACTGGAACCAGATATCACCATCAACGCCCCCAGAGGGCGGTGAGGAAGATACGGTCATGGTTGGGCCTGCGTAGCTGGCGGCGGCAATACGGGAAGCCTCAGCGGCATCAGCCCGTACTCTGGCCAGTTCGGCCTGAGAGGCGGCTTCTGTCGATTTCTCAACAGCTACACCTGCCTGCGCGGTGGCTGTAGCCGCCCCTGAGGTTGCCGTTGAGGCTGCACTCGAAGCTGTGTTACGGAAACCCAAGGCCGCATCTCGATACCCTAAGGCAGTATCACGGGCACCAAGGGTAACATCACGGGCACCAAGGGTAACATCACGGGCTGCCTCAGCGGCCACTTTGGCAGCACTTGCGATACCCGCCTGAGTGGTGGCCTGAACAAGCTGTGAAGTGTTCGCGGTCTCAGCCCACTCCTTGGTAACCACATCGTTCGCCGTGATGGGTTCCCCTACGTTTGTCAGCCGCCGAAACCCAGCGGTGTAGGCCCCAGTCTGATCAATTAACAAAGACCCACTGGCTGCATCCAGAGCCTCTGCGGCGATGTGGAGAGTCTGCACTTGGGACACGTTCAGGTTCCCCGCTAAGAGGACCGAGCCATCCACGAAGGTGACCAGACGCTCTCTATCGGTAACCCGGCGAATAATCACTACGTCACCCTCAGCGGGGGCAGGGATGATCTTGATGGTTTGCGTACTGTGGAACGTGAAGGGAACCTCAGCGCCCTCTACGGTCACCTTCACAAACTCCTTGCGGAGGTAGTCAAAGCCGAAGTTAAAATCGACCTGTGATGCGTTCCCTATGAAGGTCGCAATGGTGGTGTTGGTAGACATGAATACTCCTTTGACAGCCCCCCCGTTAAGGAGGCTGCCTGATGTAAATTAGAGGATTGGGAGGTGTGGTGGTTACTGACTGAACCGGGGCAGCCCGCCCATGATTGCGGCCAGACCATTTCGGATGATGAAGGCGTTCTGGAAGGGCAGCGTAGAGGCTACCGCGCGGGCATCCTGTTGGCTGAAATCGTAGCCGTCACTTACCGCTGCCCTGAGGGCACCTGTGGTCCCCCGCTTCACCTGATCAATCAGATCGAGGGTGGGGTTTCCGAAGAACTCATTACTCAGTTCCGTGGTCCGGTAAGCAAAGATTGGCTCATCCGTGAATGGAGAAGCCCCTAAGTCGATCAGGGAAGGGAAGAAGACCGAGTACCCAGATCGTTGGAAGGAGGCCTTAGCGATACTCGCGGTAGAGAGGCGTTTTTCCAACCACTCGCTGCTGTCTGGACGACCAACGGAGTTGAGGGCTGTTTGCCCTACATAGAAGAGACCCCCGAAGAACATAGAGGCGAGGAACGAGTTCATCACTTCGATGTCTCGGTGGTGGATGCCAGCAAGAACCTGCTTGGTGTACGCCCCCAACATAAAGGAGCGGAACTGACCTACCGACTTACCAAGCTCCTTGGACATGAAGGCGGGCATAGTCCCCACGCTGTTCTCTTGCACAGACCTACGGGACCAACGGTCCATGCCATTGATGAAGGCGTTCTTGGCATCCAAGTCGTCCCAAGAGTTGATGTTGATCTGCGTAACCTTCTTGCCAATCAGGCCATCGCGGGACTTCACATGCTGGCGCATCTGGGCGCTTATGCGGTCTGCCAGCTTCTCATCAATACCCATAGCGTGGAACCGCTTCATGTTGATGGAGCGCGCACCGTTGGCGTGATCTAAGAACCGCTGGGTCAGAACGCGGGCGTTGAGCCGCTGTAACATACGGTTGATTGTACTCATGCCGGAGATGGTTGCTACCATCTGCTTCCCTTGGTTCAGCATGAAGTCCATCTTCTGGGTCTTCGTCGCGGCACCATCACGCACCGCTGAGGAAACCGAGCTACCATCATCCAAGCGAACGCTCGGGCTGTGGCGGAGGACATCGTTACCCACAGACAACATGGCCTCAAGCTCATCATTCAGGCCCTCATCCAGAGGCCCTTTACTGGCCATCCGCACGAAGTCATTGAAGGCTGGCATGTGTTGGACCATGCCCCGGAGACCGCCGTTACCCATGATCATTCCGAGTTCGGCCAACTGAGCCACACCAAGCTGCCCCATGACGCGCATGAAGTTGAAGCTGCGGACGCGCCGAAGCCCCCGGTTCCATGCTGTATCGTCGTCCAGAGGGATGCCCTTCACGGCCTTGTAGAGGTTGTCCAAGCGGCGCATCTCTGCTTCGCCAACGTCCTTCACCGAGGTGTTGGTCTCAGCGATGTACCGTTTCAGGGTATCGAAGGAGGGCGCATGGTCGTCGCCGGGTTTCTTGAAGATACTGAACGCTTCCTCAAGGGCACCTGTACGGACCACCGAGTTTGTATAGCCGTTGAACAAGGCCTCAACATCGTTCTCAAGGAAGTCCTCGATCTTGATGCCTGACGCCTCATCGACATACTCCTCATCCAAGATCATACGATACTTTGCGATACCGAGCTTGCCTGAATTAGCGTCCTTCGGGCGGCGCATCTTGGCCAGTATTTCGTCGGCCCGTTGTAGACTGATGCCGCTGTCCAATAACATCTCGCCCAAGGTGTCCAAGTTCTGCCCGGACAGTCCTTGCTGGATATCGAACCCCTGATACTTCCGGCTTCGGATAGATTTCAGGTAGGCCTTAGCCATATCTTTGGCATCGAGAAAGTCCAACTCCTCCAAGCTCATGCCACGGGCCGGGTTACTGTTCCGGTACTTGTTGTTCCCGGATACCAGCGCCTTGGCAAACAGACGCTCGGCGCGATCAACACCCTGAGGGGATGTCATAAAGTCGTCCAAGGCTTGGATGTTGTGTTGCCGGGTCAGGTAGAGGTCATTGGCGTCAAGGTCTTGGAAGCCCTTGATGTTGTGTTCCTTCCCGTATTTCAGAAGCTCGGCGTATTCCTTCTTGACCCGTGCTGCCACCTTCTGAACCGAGGGGTCTGCTGCACTGTCCAGCGGGCGGCGCACGGCCATGCCTACCTCACTGTTGAACTTGGCCCGGATTCCGGGGTCTGCCCAGAGCTTGTTGACGCCGATATTATTGGTCTTTGCCCATGTGCGTAGGCTGTCGTTATAGTCGGTGTAGAAACGGCTTTCGACATTCTTGATGATGCGGGTGGCCTTCTCATTGGCCGAGATGATGCTAACACCCTCACCGCCAACAGCGTCCTCATCAATCAATCGAGCGAGTTTACGGACCAACGGGTTCTCAGACTTCCCAAGGATGCCTACCGTATCAATCCGCCACTTGGCGAAGGTGGATACAGGGGCATCAGAGGCAATCTCAGCGGCCTGCTGGGCATCTGTCAGGTCCACAACTACGTCCCAGTTCCGGGCTGCACCTACGCTGCCAGTATTGGCCAGCGCGGCTTCCTTCGCATCGGTGTCCTTGATGATCTGCTTCATGGTATCCCCAAACTCCTGATCGACAGGTGATTTGCGGAAGGCCCCGATAGTGCCCCCGAGGAGGAACCCTGCGGCTGCACTGTAGGCCACCCCCTCCCACGAAGCCACGGGGTCTTGAGAGGCAAGGTAGCCATCCACCCCAGCGTTGACAGCGCCAGCGGCGGTGCCTGCCATTAGGAAGCGGGAGAGCTTTGTTGCCTTAGCCCCATAGATAACACCTCCAAGGGCACCCTCAGTAGCCACAGTTGCAAGGATAGCAACCGGGTCGAGGATAGCCGCGCCAAGGTTCATGCCAACCCCTGCCCAACCTAGCTGGGACAACTTACTGTCCCGCTCGTAGGAGGCTCGGGTGCGGTCCCCAATGGCGCGGGCGTGGTCTGGGGAGTGTGCCTCCTCAAGGGCCGGGAGGTATTGCTCAGGCAGTCCTTTGGACACCTCATCCCACAGCGTCTCATCGTACTGAAAGCCAGCCACCGGGGCGAAGCTCTCCTGCCCCATCTGGCGCATCAGGGCTGTGGCAACCCATTGCTCATCCACGGCAGTCTTGAAGCCTTCCCAGTACCCCGGCTTGTTGTCCTCTGCGGCGGCTGCTGCGGCTTCCTCTTCACGCTGGGAGGTGAAGGGATTTGATACGGAGGCCGCAACGGTGGACATATCAGCGCCCGTGAAGGTGGCCATAGGGTCCACCGCGTCTACACGTTGCTGCTTTTGATCAGCAGCATAAGCTGCCCCCGAGGCAACATAACGCTGGTTCTCGGGGGCAATACCAGAAAGATCAATTTCCTCTCCGTTGCGCGTGGCCGCAAGCGCGTGGCTCACCTGCTTACGGTTACGGCCCGAAGCGTTCAGGCCATCCCCGGCGTACCGACTGCGACCGTTCGGCATCGGCAGTGCCGCCCACTCTCCGGCGAGGTTGTTCATAAACGCATCATCTGAGAGCTTCCCAGATTGCCACGCATCAAAACCCCGCCGCTTGAGAAGCTGTGTCCCCAAGCGGTCTTGTAGATTATTATCGAATATCTCATCACCAGTGAGGCCCATCTCGCTTACCAGACCACGAAGGGTCTTGCGGATGATCTGGTAACCCCCAACGGCTGAGGACTTCGAGCCAGCCCGCACGGATGCGTCCTGCCAATTCTGCACCTCTCGCACCGTCATTGTAGACACGGCCTTCGGTGGGGCCAGCTTGGAGCCACGGAAGTAGTCCTCGTAGCCGCGCGAGGTCTCAGCCCCCCTGATGAAACTCAGAAGTGCTTTGGGGGTTTTCTCGGTCATGTGATATCCTTACTGGTTCTTTGTGATGGCCTCGTTTGCATCCTTGATGCCGTAGGCCTTCGGGTTCTTTTGAAGCTGGCTGATGTGGATTGCCTTGGCACCGGGAACCGGGCGGAAGTATTCGTCGGTGATAATCCAACTGTCCTGACCATCGACAGGCCACAGGCGGATGTCGTCAATGTCCACCGTTGGGTTGGCCTCTACGAAACTCTCAAGGGCAACCTGAGCGATGTTCCCAAAGTCTGGTGGGATGAACTTGTCGCGGGTGTTTACGAGGACACCACCAACGACCGTATAGGTACGGTTCACGTCCTCAGCCGCGCGGGTCACAGCCTTCTCAGCGGGGATACCAAGGTCAATGTAGATGCGCGCCAACCCTTCAAGGGCAATGTTCGCATCACCTTGGTTAGCCGCTGCATCTGAGAAGAAGCCACCCTTTGTTACTTCCCGAACGGCGGAAGCAAACTTGTCCCGGTCGATGGAACTTGCGAGACTGCTTCTGGAAGACTTACGGTCAATACGGGCGGCAGCTAAGAGGGCCTCATCGGCGGTCATTACCCCATGCTCTTCTAGCAACTCAGCGTCCCGGTAAAGTTGGGCAGCGGTGCCATCTGTAACGTGGCGGTCACGCAGACTAGGCTGACCCTCCAACGAGCGCCACAGGGCATACCCCGCCTTGGCAGGCTCAGGAACCGCAGTCATACCGTCAGGGCCAATGGTGGCCATCTGGGTACTTACGGCGGTGTATCCATCCGACATGGCGTCTTCCCACACACTGAACTTCACGGATGTCCCCCAAGTGGCCATTTGGGCAGCCATGACCTGAGGGGTGGCGTTCTTTGCGGCCATCGCGTTCATCTGTTCGTTCACAGCCATACGCTCTAACTCATCAGCCTTGATGGTAATGGACTTCCCGTTGTACGGGTTGGTTACCACCTGATCTTGTAGGGTGTAGATTCGCCCCGTCTTGAGGAGGTCGGTGGTCTGGGTCAGCGCGTCAGATTGTAGGCGAGACTCAAAGGCATCCCCTACGGCCCGCTTCTGGGCCTCATCATTGGACCCGAGGAGACTCTCAACTTCCCTCTGAGAGAACTGCTTGTCCTCTTGGAAGGCCTTGATCTGTACCTTGTCGGCATCGTCTAAGAGGCCCTTGGCCGCGCGGTCTTGTAGGTCAACAACGGTCATGGTGTTGGCTGTTCGGTTCAACTCCCCGCTCTTCGCTGCGGCGCTCTCAGTGAGGCCTGCTGCCTTAGCCGCAAAGGTGGACCGGGAAGACAACGAACCGAGACCGTGAGGGTCAGCGTTCAGGATACTCTCAACAGCTTTCAGGTCACCCTTCTCGGCGTACCCCTCGGCCAGCAGAAGAAGCTGCGTGTCCATCTCTTCCGGCTGCAACCCGAGGGATGTTCCGTGGTCCCCTGAGAGGCGTGCGAGGGCAGCGTTTACATCGCTTCCATCGGTCAGTGCGGTTTCCACTGTGGACCCGGCGAGGGTGTAGAACTGTTCACTGGTGCGCTGTTGGAGGTTGGTGTCCACATATTGTGCTTGGGTGTCCTTGATGCTGTCAAAGACCCCAGCCATGCCCTCCCGCAGCCCCGCCTTGATGAACTCACTGTCACCGTATTGCTCGTAATCCTCTTGGACGTACCGGGTGAGGAACTCCCCAATGTCGCCGTTCTCTTTATCGAACTCGTTATTGTAGGCGGTTACGATTTCACGCTTGCGCTGGGCAGCGTGGGCGAGGCCAAACTGCTTTTGAAAAGCGGCGCGATACCAAGGGCTTTCGGTTTTCCGCATGGTGCCATCATTGACAGCCTGAGCGGATTGCTCATAGGTCATGCCTTGGATGGTGTCATAGGCTCGGTTGGCCTCGGTCTCTTGGTAATCATCCCGCAACTCCTGAATGTACCCATTGATCGTGGGGCGAAGTGAGGAGAGGCTTTCTGCGAGAGACAGCAGAGGGGTGGTCCCCACAGACGCGACAGGGGCGGAGATACCCGAGGGCCGCGCGGTCGTCTGGACACGTTCAGCAGAACCGAGGTCGGTGTTTACAGGCGCACGGGCCATAGGATATTCCTTGTTTACTTGAGTTTCGATTTGATGCGAAGATCATCTTTGTACGCGCCAAAAATCCCCGTAGCGCCTTCCAGAACAGCACCACCAAAGGAGGGCTTGTTCACAGGCGCGCGGGTGGCGATGGTGTTGCGGAGACTGCGGTTTGTGTTCTCAAGCTCGGTCTTCATTTGCTGCTGGGAACCTTCGATATTCTGGTTGACGCCATCCCGTAGGCGGGCCTCCTGTCCGTAGATATCAGTCAGCAAGGAGTTCACCGAAAGACCACTTATCCCAGCCTCACTTGCGGATGCTGAGGTAGAAGCAGCGGCCCGCTTGGCGGCGATCTGGTTCTCGGAAATCTTCTGGGTTCCCGCAGCTTTCTCTTGGAGGCCCGCACGGGTCAGTTGATCATAATCACTGATGGCCTGAACGCGGGCGCTGTTATCGGCCTCAACATTAGCAGCCGACTGCGCGTCAGCTTGGGACTTTTGTCCCATGTACCCCACCGCTGTCGTTCCCACGGCGAGTGCCGCTTGGAGGCCTGCCCCCATTGAGCCGATTGTGGCGAAGGCGGCTTTGATAGCAGGTAGTATTAGAGGGACGCTCATGGCACTATCCTTACAAATTGGTGGAAGGTTAGCCCTGTCCCACAGAAGTCCACATCGGAGCGGAAGAAGGTGAAACCAAGGCGGCGAAGCCAGTTGATCTGGCGCGTGTTTCGGCTGTCCTTGAAGTTGGACAGGAGATTGAACCCCTGCCCCAGATGGTCAAGAAGAGCCGGAGTGTGTCGTACAGCGAACCGCCAGCGCGGCTCGGCAAAGGTAGAGGCAATGGCCCATATCTGCCCCACACCCCTCACATCACCGGGGGTCACCCCAAGGACAGCCACGGGTCCACCCTCAGTTTCCCAAGTGGTGAGCCGTAGGCTGGCCGTGGTGATGTAAACCTCAAGCTCGGCAGGGTTACTCAGCCCAACAACATCGAACTCCTGTTTATCCTCCAAGCGGAGGTTCTCCCAGACAGTACAAAGGTCGCCGGGTTCATAGGGCCGGAACCTGTTTATTTGCGTATTCATTACAGCCTCTTTGCGCGGGTGTGGTAGGTTGCCTCCCACTCGGCAGAGGTGAAGGAACATGGCATGAAGGAGTCCGTACTGATGATCACTTTCAAGTCTTTGTTACGGGCCAGTACAGGCACCGAGAAGCGGCCCTCACTGAGCTTAAAGGCACCCAACCGGGCACTCTCATCAGCCAGTGTGATACCAGAGAAGGTCTTCGTGGAAGGGGACCGGGAGGTGGGATAGGAGGTGACCTCAAAGAAACCCGCCTTGGTGAAGTTCAGGTAGAGCCGCCGTATCTGTAGACGCCCATCATCCACCGCTGACACGCCCCCACCCGGCTCGTTAGAGCGTAGGTAGAAGGTGGAGAAGGTGTACTCAGAGCGGAACCGAGTGCCGCAGAAGATGCGCCGCCCTGTCCAATCACCCTCAAGCTGGAAGGTGGTCGAGGAGGGGCGTGTGAAGGGTAGGCTCAGGCCCTCTGGGTATTCCGTATCCCCGCCGCCAATAAAGACCCACAGGGGGAGTTCGGTGGAGTAAGGTAGGGTGAAGGTTGTGGTGGAACCATCAAAGAAACCCCCCGATACATATAGCCCCCGGTCCACATGGTAGTGGAAGGAGGCATCCTCATCCAAGTACCCGCTCTCAATATCAATTGCCTCGATGTATGTACCGTCAGCGCGGGACACCACAAGATACAGGGCGGTGTCGATAAAGTCTGCGCTGAGTATTTTACCCTCGGCCCCTAAATCCCACCGGGACCAAGAGCTTTGCAGTTTACCCTCAGAGGAGAAGAAGAACTTGTAGACCCATAGGGACCGTGGGGTTTCCGAAGAGACACCAACAAGGATGTCCTCAGAGGTGGATGCGGCCAGCTTGAAGAGGCCTTTAGGGAGATACCGTGGGACGTGAGAGGTCACATCAAGGGCATCGTTTTGTTCGTTCCCGTTCTCAACAAAGTATTCCCGCATCCCTGTGAAGGAACCACGGGCCACTGGGAAGTAAACATATTGTCCGACACCGACAGGTCGCACCCCGGTTGCACTCTCGAACTGCGTGGACTGCGAAACGTAGGCTGTCTCCGCCGATAGAATATCTCCGCTCTCCAAGATAAACTGCGCACCCTCAGAGAACAACAAGAGGGACTTGTTGAAGGGGAGCGCGTGGTTCAAGATCGAGACCTTTGAGTTGGACACAGCGAGGTCGATTGGGTCTGTATCCAAAAGAGTTGTGGCGGTGTCTCGGTAGAAATCGAAGAACTCCCCCTGCTTTGACAGGATGATGTTCTCATCTGCCAGCATCCCAAGGCGGTTTCGGTAGAAGAAGATGTCGCTTATCTGTCTCCCAATGAAGCTGGGGTCAGGAATACTGCCCTTGTCCCCCACCTTCCGTTCAATCCAATCACCACGCCGGAAGGTGAAGGTGCCATTTGCTTCCCTGATGAGGACATGCGGCACCGTGTCAGGGTTGAACTGGAAAGTCTCACCGCTCTTCACAGTCTCTTTCCACACCCCTGCCCCGCCCTCATCTGTGAAGCGAGAGAAGTAGTTGTCGAAGGAGGATGTATTGTCCCCCACGATTTCCGTGGAGAACCCATTAGGGGCCACTTTTGGTAGCTCTGAGAACCGCTGGATGTTGGCCCCAACAGCGATGAGGTTGACCCCGCCAGAACCATCATCAACACGAACTGTAAAAGGGGTTTGGGAACTGGAAGAAATTACCACCATACTCCCCAACGTATAATATGAGAATGTTGAGAAGTCCCCGCCACCTCGCACCATCGGACTTTGGTACGGGTGGTGAGTGGTTGTACCACCTGTGACCAAGCTGTTCACCAAATTATCGGCAATCACCTCTGTCCGAACCCAGTTCACATGCTCGGGAACCGAACCATCCGGGGTGTACATACGCGCCCGAAGGGAGTTGTTTATGATGATGTTGTAGGCTTTTCCGTAGTTCCCTGCCCGGACATAGACCAAAGCCTGATTTAGGCGAGGCGGCGTCAGGGTGGGCTGCATCTGGGCAATCCGATCACGGTTTAGGATGAAGGTATAGTCGGCCACCGTAACGGCCCTGAAAGAGTCCTTCGAGGTGTTACTGAGGTACGCATTACCGTGGGGGAAATTGACTTGTTGTTGCACCCCGGTTTTTGCATTGAATACCGATAAGTTCCCATCCCGAACCGTCACAAGATACTTCTCGTTACGGTCCCGATTGATTGTGTGGATGAACGCATCATCCTCGGGGGTAGAGGAAATCTTGGAAAGGTGCCGCCCACCGGGTCTCCGCTTCAAGCCGTCAGAAACGGAGGAGAGAAAGTTGATCTGTTCCTCCGCTTGGGAGGCGAGGCGAAGGGTGGCGGGCTGTTGTGATACCCCGTTGATGAGGTTGGGGATGGAGGAGGTTATCAGCATTTTGGACCTATCGGTTCATGTGAATACCCATCACCGCGTTGCTGTCGTAGAGAAAGCGTTTGCGGCGGATACGGGTGTTGTTTCGCTGGTGTGTCCAACGGGCGTTGCGCTCATCCTCAGTGGTGAAGGCGTGAAGAAGTTCAGAGGCGGTCGTCCGGGCCTGAAATAGGCGGGCAGAGCGAACCGCGATGTACTGCCGGGTCACCTCGGGGAGGTCCGAAAAGTCCACCGACCAGATCACCTGACAGGGCACCGCTGGGTGGCCTTGGAAGTTGAAGCTCATGGCCCGCGTATCATAGAGGCGCGACCCTCTGGGGGTGATGTAATCGTATTGCCGCACCGGGAGTACGACCATTGCATTGGGGGGGATTTTGATTTCAAACGGCGCGAAGCCCTCAGGATACAGAGGGTACTTCTCATCGGTATTGAAGGCCCACCCATCCACGAGGAGGGAACGAGTAACCTCTCGGAGGGCCGCTCGGGCCAACGCTACGTCAACCAGAGGGGTGTCTTCGAGGGTGTTTACGGGGGCTTCGCCAATCGTGGCCAGCATCCCGTTTACGGCGGAAAGTTCGGTAGTGGAGTCCATGATAAGGAAAGTCCCTGTAAGGTGAAAAAAACCCCCCCAAGCGGTGAAGCTCGGGGGGGTATGGGAGGTGGCGCGAACGCCGCCCTCGCGGGTCTTAGAACCGTGCCAGTTCGATGGCAGCCTCAGGGCGCAGAACGCCGTGGCCGACAGCCAACTTCGACAGGATTTGTGTACCAATGCGGCGTGGGTCGTAGTCCGAACGGGTGGACAGGTCCATCAACTGGACAGTACCGACAGCCGATTTGTGCATGAACAGCGCCTCGGTCTTCGAGAAGTTGCCCACATACTTGTCGCCCGTACCTGCCTGAACACCGGAGTCAGCAGCGATGTTGGCGATTGGCAGGTTATTCGTCTTCACGATTTCGATGCCGGAGATTTCGTAGATCGTGCCCTTGGTCCGGTCGCCCGTGCCGCCGAAGTCGCGGTTCACGGTCTTGTCCGACTGGATTAGCTTGTAGAAGGCGGAAGGCTTGAGGTAGCAGACGCGATCTTCCTCAGGCACGTTCTTCTCATCCCAAATCTGGGCGGCGGCGTAGAAGGCAGCAGCCAACTTGTCCGGGTCGTTGAAGTCGCCAGCAGCCGCTTCGGTGATAACCGAGCCAGCCGCACCTTCGCCGGGGATGTTCGCAACAGCGGTACGAGCCGCCAGAACGCCAACCTGCAATACCTGCTTGTCCCACACCTGAGCCAACACACGGCCAACTTCGGTGGAATAATGCGAACGCACGTCATAGTGGTTCTTGGCTTCGTCAATGTCCGCGAGGAACACAGGCGACACCAACAGGTCGTCAATGGTGATCAGCTTCTCGTTGTGCTTAATGGTGCCGCCCAACAGTTCATTACCGGGAACGTGGTAGAAGGCGGACGCGCGGCCCATAACGGGGAACTGCGAGGACTTACCCTCGGAGATGGTGCGTACCATCGTGCGGCCTTTGGTGACGTTTGCCGATTCAAAGATCGTCATAACTTCGCCCGAGAACAATTTCAGGAACAGGGCATCAGCAGCGCCAGTGGCCAGTTGTTGACCGATACGCGAAGGGGTTTGGTTCGTCATGGTGTAGTTTCCTTTCGGGAGATGTCCCGCATGTGGATTGAATTGGACGTGAGTGGGCCTCCGGGGTGCGCTTCAAGGAGAGGCGTGGAGACCCTTTCGGTCAGGCCTTGCGGGCTGCGGACCAGTTGGAGAAGGCGAACCAAGCGAGGTTGGCGGTGGAAACAGCGACAGCCACCAGCAGTTCAAAGCCGGAGCCGGAAGCGTATGCGGTCATGCCAACAGCACCAGCACCAAGCTGGATGAGGTGGCGCATCGTGCCAAGAAACACAGGGTTCATTGGGGTATCCTTTCGGGAGTTACTTGGGGGGGTTTTGGGTTTGAAAGCCATGTTGATGAGGCGGTCTGTGGCCGAACTTACAACAGCAGTCCCTACGACTTTCTTGATCAAAGCCCCCGCCACCATTTTGATGAGGGGGGAAGCCATTACATGATATCCGAGCGGGACAGCTTGCCAGATACCATTGCACGGAAGGCCGGGTCTTTAGAATAGGCTGGGTTCCGCATGTCGTCCATCATCTGCTGGACAGACTCATAGACAGCGCCAGTTGCACCGCCACGGCCACCTCCCAAAAGCGCAGGGGAGTTGTTGCCAGAGGCCATGAACTTGGCTTTGATGCCATCAAGTGCCATCATAATGGCGGTCTCATCACCGCTATCGACAGCGCGGTTATAGACAGCCGCTTCGGCTGGGGTCATGTTGCCCTCGGCAGCCCAGTCCACGATGGCGGAGAACTGGTCCTGACCACCCACATGTGCAAACACACGGTTAGAGAGGGCCTCACCGACAGCGCGGCGACCTTCGATGAACTGGTCAACGGTGGCCTTTGTGATGCCAGCGGCTTCCAGAGCGGCGTAATCAGAAGCCTCTAAGGCCCCTGTTTCGATCACCTTTGCTTCCAGCGCGCTCATATCCAAACCAGCCTTTGTGACAGCCTCAAGGGCAGCCTCTTGGGTGGCCTCTACGGATGGCTCAACAGGTGCCTCTTTGGTTTTCGCATAGGCAGCCGCCAGTTCTTCCGGGGTGTTGAAACCCTCAGGCAGCCAAGCGGGGCGTTCAGCGGGAACCTCAGCGGCTACTGGGGGCACAACCCCGTCAGCCTTGGCCACCATAGCCGCGATGTGGGCGGGGTCTTCGGGCGGCATCGGGGTCTTGATAACAACTTCGTTCATCATACGCCTTTCACGAAGAAGGAAACCGCACCGAAGGTGGTGAGGGTGCCACGATCTTCATCTGTGGGTTGGATTTCTGGTTTGGGTTTTGACGCCTTGGTGGCCCGCTTCGGGGGTTCAACCTCGGGCGTTGGCTCTGGGTTCTCATTCATTTGGAGGTTCCATTCCTTTCTGCATCATTCCGCCAGCGGCGTTGATCATGTTGGGGCCTAGCTGCTGCATCATCTCCCGCTGTTGGCGGGCCTCGGCTTCGGCAGCTTTCTGTTCGTCCGATTTGATCAGACCGTCGATGTCCATACCCAGAGCCGCAGCGCGGCGCTTGATGTAGTCACCCACATTTGTTTCCTGAGCGAGAGCCTCAGGGCCGTAGAGGTCACGGAGACCCGCTACGAGGCGGTCAAGTTTCACGAGGTCATTGGCGCGGCTGAGTGCGTCCAGACCTGTGGTGATTGTTGGTGTCACTACGCCCTTCGGAAGTGGAGGCAGGCGTTTGCTCTTGGTAAGCTGGTGAAGAAGGATGTTCACCAGAGGAAGCTGCAACTCTTGGGATAGCAGGGCGTAAACCCCACCGATTGTTGCTTCCAACTCAGCGGCCATATAGCGGATTTCTTCCGCCGTGACGCGCTCACCCTGCCTCTGAATAGAACTACCCATGAGGAAGGCCTGCTCAAGTCGCCGGGTCAGATCATCAGCCAATGTCTTTGCCACATTCAAATCGGCATACTTATCAATACGCATGAATGAGACATCGGTGGCGAGGCCCGAGACAAACTCGAAGTTTTCCGCCTCGGAAAGGTCTGTCTCACTTGTGATGCCGTTCGGGTTCACCAAGGCGATCACCTTAGCGGCACCCGCAGCAAACTCTACGATGGCCTTTGAGAGGGCTTCGAGGGTCTTGATGTCCCCGAGATACGACTCCACATGGCCGCGCCCATAGCTCTCCCCATCAATGCGGTTCCACCGGAGTGGCAACCAAGGGCAGAGGTCCACGGGATAAGAGCCGCGTGTGGACTCGATGATCATATCATCCACCCACTGGACCACATCCCATTTCCGGGCGTTGACCCGACGAAGGTGTGTGTAGAGGGTGTGATTGTCGGGGGTGCCTGTATCAAGGCCACGCCGCTTTGTCTTTTTCTTCTCAGGAAGCATCTCTGCCACGCCATCAGGAAGGGCCTCTTTGGCTACAATCTCTTTAGCGATGATTTCGATAGGGTTCCCAGAGGGGTCACGAAGGCACACAAAGTTGTCCAGCCCAAATACGCGCATCCCTTTATCAGGCATGACGTGCATCAGGACGTTACCAGAAACCACCAAGTGTTGGAGGCTTTCGTGGACACCAACCCGAAGGTTAGAGGACTCGATGGCGAGGGACGCCGTGCGCTCCACCATTGCCAACCCCGCCTCAATCTCTGAGCGAAGGCCGGGGTTTTGCGAGAGTTCCTTTAAGGTGTACTCTTCGATGTCCAAGCGGAAGAACGGGGTGTTTGGTGGCAGGGTCGTGGTGAGGGTCTTAGCAGTCAGGGCAATGACACCACGCGCACCAACGCTCTGATAGGGGGTCGGGAGTTTTACGCCCTCGGTAGAACCTTCTGGCGGAATTAGAAAGGGAAGCGTCAGGGCGGCGCACTCCCTCGCCCGGTCAAGTACAGGCTGTCGGATGGAAGACAACGCCTGATACCGGGAAGCAGCGGTGGTATCTGTCATGGCAATCTCCGGGGGTTACTTGGACGGTACGTTCACCCCAACAGCACCGGGGGAGACCCCAGCACCACCGCTTTGCAGGTCGATGCGCAACGCGCTGCGGCCCTTACGGCGGTTCTTGAGCTTGTTCGACTCGGGTTCATCGCCACCCAACTTCTGCTGTGCTACTGTCATATCAGCGGCGGCGGGGGCGGCGGCGGGGGGCGGAGTGGACTTCACTTTTGGGAAGGACATTATAGGCTCCTTTCGGGGCGTTGTTGCAGGGTTAGGCGTGATCGAAGGAAGTCCAGAACACGTTGCTCACCCATCCTCGCAGTCACCTCTGAGGGTGGCGTTAAAGGGTCTCTCGGGAGCCTGTCTGGGAAAGCCTTCTCCAACGCCCGAAGAAGATCATCAGGGACGAACGGGAAGTCAGGACGCATGAAAGCTCCTTAAGTCTAAGGGTGTGGGTTATTTGAAGGGAGGCCCGAAGGCCCCCTTTCAGGTCACAAGCAGCCAGACCAGAAGTCTGTCCACATCGAGTCCCAATAAGAGTCACTCTCTTTTTGGCACAGCCAACAGAGCGTGGACCAATTTGAGTCCTCATCGACATATGATGTGCGAAGGCGGTATAATTCGGCACCCGGCTCGTTACACATCTCACATAGACACTCTGCTTCGGGTTCCATCAGATCGACTTCCCCTCACGGTGCATCTTTCGCAGCCGCGCGAGGAAAAGCTCCATCTTGTTCAGGTCGTATTCAACATCAACGCCTGCCTTCTCGCCCAGCCGATAGAGGGCCTTGAAGATGTTCCCACGGGCGAATGACATCTGACGGTGTTCGATCAGGTCGTTCAGTTCGGAGGCACCATCGGGGAAAACGTAATAGGCAGACGAGCCGCCATCCGAAATGATTGGCTCACCTTTGTCGTTACGGGGGGCTAGTGCGAGAGGCCCCCCATCAGCATCAAGGGTATCAAGCAAGATAGGCCCACCGTTGTCGTTACTGGAAACCATCTGGACAGACGCAGGGGTGTCGGCCACATTGACAAAGTTCCGAGGACACTCAGGACGGTGTTGAAGATAGAACGCCACACCGCAGAAAGCACAGCGAGAAATCAGGGGGTCCATAGGATGGGTTCTTTCTTGATGAAGTCATAGTCGGTTGTTCGCAGGATGCGGGCGACTTGGAACTGAACAAGTGCATCCTCCTCGGCCACACCTTCCTTCGCGTAGAGGGACATCATGGGTGCCCAGAGGTCGCACAGGTTGTGGACCTCCACAGGGTCTTTGACCCAGCGTTCCTTCTCAACCCCCGCAGATTTCCCTTTATGGACCGTGTAGGTCTCGTGACGGAGCATGAAGGGTTCGTTCAGGAAATCCTCGGCGGTCTTCATTCCCCAACCGGGGCAGCCGGAGTAACCATCGGTGGGGTCACCCGCGAGGCCTTGCCGAAGGTGGAACAAATCGGCCTCTTGGCGGTTCACCTCAAAGACACCAAGGATGGCCTTATGGGGGCGGTAGTGTAGCCCCGGAATGGTGGACATATCCTTGTCGAGGGTGACCATGATCTTGTCACCGGGGAACTTGGAGTGAAGCCCTGAGAGGATACCGAGGAGGTCGTCCCCTTCGAGGGTTGGGCGCTGCCATGCGGCATACTTATCCCGAAGATACTGACGCATCTGGGGGAGGATAAGGGGGCGGCGGGTTGCGGAGCGATTGTGTTTATAGGTGGGGAGGACAGACTTGCGCCAGTTCTCCGGGTCCGACAACGTGACGACAAGCTCGGCCCCATCAAGGGTTTCCATAAGCTCCTCGAAGGCGTTGTCCACATACTTCCGGGCGGTCTTTTCGTCGGCCACGACTGTCCATTGGCAGCCATCGTCGTCGTCAGAACCCCAGTTAGTCGCTTCCTCAGAACCAGCCGCACCCTGAAAAGCGTAGATGTCACCATCCACAATCAAGGTGCGTTTGGTCATATCATTTCACCGGACGCCCACGGCGGTCTGTATCCGGGCCAGCCTTAGTACCCTTCACGGCTGCCTTCACGCGGGCCGCAAGTTTACCCAAAGGGGACACCGGGAGCTTCGCGGCTTTCAACTCAGCGCGGCTCATGGTCTTCTGGTCTTTCTTCGGGGTTGCCGGAGCGTCACCACGAGGTGGGCGCTGGGCTACCTTTGGGGTGGCCGCAGGCTTTGAAGCCGGGGTGGTCTTCACCTTGGAAGCGGCGTTCGCCATGTTCTTCCGCAGCATGTCACCGTTACGTCCAGCATCAGGTGCCTTCGGTGTGGACGCAAGTCCCGCCGCTTTGGAAACAGCAGAGACCCGAGAGGCGGGCCGTGGGCTGGACTTAGGGGCTTCCTTGGATGGGGCCTTTTTCTTGGCATCATCGGCGGTGTTGGTGGTATAGCTCTTGCCATTCCATGTGAAGGTCTTGCCAGCGCCTTTCTCTTTTCGGGCAGCGGCGAAGGCTTTGGAGAATGTTTCAGCCATTGGATTTTCCTTTCATCCATAGTGTTTTGATGTGTCGCTCAAAGAAATCAGCCACCAACCGAAGCTCGTGTATGGTGGCGTTATTCTTGATGCGGTTGGCCCTGTTTGAAATCACCAGCACATTCCCCGGCACATAGCCAAGGAGTGGAAGTACGCGATCTAACGAGGGGGAGTTGTCACTCGCTTGGGCCTGTCCGACATGGAGAGGGATGCCCAAGACGGGACATAGTTGTGGTACGGTAATGTCGTCAGCGGTGATACTGAAAGGTACACCAGCGGTGGTTGAACGGGTCTTTGCGGCCCGTGCCATTTTCACCGCAAGGTCGCGCAGGTTAGTGACATTCCGCCCAGCTTTTGCCGATCTTAAAGTCGGCATCGAGGGGACATCCAAAGCCGAAATACTTTTCAACTTCTTTGATGGCCCATTGGGAGACTTCTCCAATCTCATGGGCTAGTTCCTCAGTGCGGGCAGCAATCTGGTACTCATCGTGGACCCAAGCCATGAAGGCGAAGTCCCCATCCCAACCGTGTTTGTATCCACGGCGGAGTAGTTCGCGTTCCAGAATGACGCCCCACTTTTTACAGATGAGAGCGCCTGCTGATTGCAGGAGCGTGTTTAACGCTGCATGGTCAGAGCGAACATGAAGCAGCCCCCCATCCAGCGCGTTGAGGGTCTTGTGTTGCTTGGCCTTCAATTTGACAGCCTTCACAAGATTGCCCAAGGCGGGGAGACCCGACATGAACTTCGTCTTTAGGGCCTTACCAGCGGCGGAGCCTCCCCCGGTGATGGACCCAATCTTCTCATCGCCTGCCCCGTAGAGGAAGGCGTAGATGAATGTCTTGGCTTGGTCCCGTGTCGTGAGACCAGCGGCATGTTGGTTTGCGGTGTGAACGTCCCCGGTCAAGAGGATTGCAGCATAGGCACCACTATCCCAGCGGCCCATGTAGTGGGCGAGACAGCGTAGTTCGAGACCTGAGGCATCAGTACCAACTTGGAACCAACCCTTCGGCACCCCGAAGAGGCTCCGGCACTCAGTTCCGTATGGGCTTTTAACACCCGGAACCTGACCAATGTTTGGGGTCGAGTGGGTCGCTCTGCGGGTAACCGCACCCACGGTGTTGTAGCGCCCGTGGATTTTCCCGTCACGGCACAGCTTGAGCCATGCCATCTTCCCCTCGGCCAACTGCCCAAGGCGTTTTGAAACGGTGAAGTATTCAATCAACAGTGGGATGCAGGGATAGCTCAGTCCCTCAAGAACCTCTTCGTCCACCTTCGGCTCACCACTCGGGGTGAAACCTTCCGGCTCCCAACCGTAGAGGGTCTTCAAGCGATTGGCGATGTGGAACCGAGAGGTGGGGTTGAACTCCACGATCTTGATGGGCTGGGAGGGGTAACCTGTGAATGTCCGAATGACGCCCTTCTTCTTGGCCTGAGAGGTAGGCACCCCACCACGGGTGAAGTCCTCAGGTTCCAAGGGGAGGTCAGTGTCCGCGAAGGTCCAATAGGTTTCCCCCCAAGAACCCGTTGCGGAGTTCCCTACGGATGGCACCTTGATGCCGCCGACAGGTTCCACCCAAGAACCAAAGGTTTCCCTCAGGCCATCCTCAAGGCGCGCTCGGGCAGCCGCTAAGGTGGCATAGAGGTGGCCCCCGTCTTTCTCGTTGAAGGGGAAACCATTGTCCTCAATCTTCTGGCACAGGATGGCCATGTCCATCTCATCATCGAAGGCGCGCTGGGCGTACCCCTTCTTGCGGATGTGGGCGTACAGGCTAGTGTTTACGATCACGTCTTGGTCGCAGTAATCCTGCATCTCTTGGGACCAATCGGCCCACACCATCCGGTTGAGGTCTTCGGCGGGGAGTTCTGTATCACCCCAAGCCTCCGCCCATTCTTTCTTGATGCGTTCCTTGGCCTTAACCGAGTAGTCCCCCTTCCAGACACCCAGACGCATCCCCCAAGTTTCCAGAGAGTGCGACCCAATGTTCCTTCCGGGGAGCTTACCACGTTGTACCCGGCCCTTATCGCTGTCCGCAATGTTGGACCAGATGAGGCGCGTGGCGATCAATGTGTCGAAGACAACCCCGGTTCTGTTTGGCCGGAAGAAGGGGTAAATCTTGGCAAGGGCTGGTTCATCAAACTTGATGATGTTGTGGCCCGCGCGGAAGTCAGCAGCATCCAGCATACGGACGCCCTCTTCCAGACGCCCTGCATTGTCCGGGTTCCCATCGTTGCGGAAGGAGAGGAGTTCCTGTGTGTCCAAGTCCCATAGAACGAGACAGTGAACGCGGGTCATTGTTTCAACAAAGCCATCGCTCTCGATGTCGTAGACGAAACGCTTACGCATTGGATACCCTCCGGGGTGTGAGGTCAAAACCCATACGAGGCTTTAGGTGGACCAGCGGTAGACCGTTCGGCCCCAACAAGGCGGAGACACGGGGGGCCTGTTCGAGTACCTCCGTGGTGCGTGACGGCCCTTCATGGTCTTCCCAGAACTCGGAACGGGTCATGGGACCACCTTCATGTTCTCTTTACGGAAGGCGTTCAGGGCAGCCTGAGCATGTTGAACAGCGAGGGCCGCGTCATGGGTTTTCTCCTTGGCCAACCGAGCCTTGGCGGTGCGGAGTATTTCAGCAGGCGGGCGTGTCTTCTTCATTTGCTTCTCCCCAAGTTACGAACAACCGGGTGGTGAAACAGAAACCAAGCCGCCGTGTACTCAGCGGGAAACGCAGCCCGGAACAGGGCAGAGAATATGTTGGTGATGTTCATGGAATTGGCCTTTCTCAGAAGCGCCAGCCAATCAGAACCCCTGCTGAGACCCCGCAAACTCATCCGTTTGGTCCACGAACTGTGGGCCATCGGGGTCGTTGCCGGGAATGAAGGTGCCTGTCAGCTTGTCAAAGAAGATGAAGTCAGCCGCCCCGGTATCCCCGGTGTAGCGGCATTTCAGAATGTGAACCTGAGCGGTGTTCCGCTGGGTCTCGGTCTCCGCCTGCTGGTTGCGGCTGATGGCGTAGACGTTGTTGGAAAGTTGCTTGATACCCCCGGAACCTCGAAGGTCGTCAAGCGATGGAACAGCGCCCTCCTCGAAGGAGACATTCCCGGTGGCCTTTTTGAGGTGACACACGAGGTGGATGGCAATGCCCAACTCTATGGTCAGGCCTTTAAGCTGGTGCATCAGGGCATCAATGCGCCGCCGCTCATCCCCGTCTTGGTCCATGTCGGACACAAGGATGGAGAGGTGATCGAGCCAGACGATCTTGCAATCATGGGCATGGGCGAAGTACCGGATGCGGTTCATCAGATCAACATCAGGCCCCATCGACCCGAAGGCATCATGGAAGTAGAAGCGGTGGCTGCCCCCATCATCGGTGGATAGGAATAGGTCCGCTTCGGCCCTTTCAATCTCCTCTGCGGTCACCGTCTTGGCAACCTCAGGGAGCTTCATGCGCTTCTCAATGTAGGTTGCAACCATCTCATCAGCGGTGTCTTCGAGGGGTTCCTCAAGCATGATGAGGGCTTGGTTGTAGGAGGTCGTCCGATAGAAGTGCAACTGCAACTGACGCAGCATCGTGGTCTTACCCATCCCAGAGCCGGAGGTCCAAGTGGTTAGCTCTGCGAGGCGATCACCAAGAACCTTCTTGTTGAACTCAGGGAGCCAATCAGGGTACGCCACGGAGGCGATCAGCGGGCGGTTGCGGCGGCGGTTGATGATGTCCTGACCGAACTGAACTGAGGCCGGGGCGTAGGGCTTTGCGTTCCAGATGGCATGGATAACCGCATCGGCCTTGCCAGCTACCAGACATTCATTTGCGTCCTTGAGGGGCAGCGAAGCAACCAGCACCTTGTGTCCTGTGAGAACCTCTGCGGCTTCCTCTACGGCGACCCGACCGGGTTCATCCATATCGAACATGAGGACAACCTCATCGAAGTTCTTGAGGTAGTCGAGGGAATGGGCGATGTCCTTCTTGGCACCCTTAGCGCCATTGATGAGGGACACCACGGGCCACTTGTTGCCTTGGATTTGGGAGACAGACATGGCATCAATCTCACCCTCGGTGATCACAATGCGTTTGCCCTTACCGGATAGGTGGGCACCAAACAGGGCAACCCCTTTGTTGTTTCCAACCCACGGCATCCCCTCGGCCTTGTCGGCAAAGCGGAGCTTCTGGGCCTGAGGGTTCCCCGACCAGTCCGTATAGGTGGCCACTTGGCAGGGCATCCCCTTGAAGGTGGCGACCTTGTAGTGATACCGGGCGCAGGTCTCAGAGGAAATCTTGCGCTTACTGAGGGGGACCACTGTTCCTTGGAGGAGGTCGGTGTTCACCTTCCGCGCTGGGCGGGACTCCCCAACGGCGCTCCCATCAGCACGTTCATAGTGGTCGCAGGCGGCGCTGTAGCAATAGGCGTGACCATCGCTGTAGCGGGCAAGGTTATCTTTACTTCCACACTTCGGGCATGGCTCACGACCCACAAGCTGGCTGTCGTCGTCTTCATCGTAATCGCTCATGGTCATTCCTTTGCATACGAAAAAACCCCCACACCGTGAGGCGAGGGGGTTGTGTGTTCAACAAGTTATCAGGAGGGGAAGGACCACCGGGGTTTGATCAAGTGGTGGATGATCAGGAAGGGAAGGACCACGGGGATGAGGGCCACCCGAATGACCAGATCAAAACCGGAGCGAGGCTTGGCGGCGATTGAGGCGACCATCAGACCCATCACGCAGAGCAAGAAGTACAGATATGAGGCGATAAGGTAGGCAATCATACTGAGAACTCCTTGCGGACATTGGGGGATTTGGATGGGGCGTCAGCGAAGGGCGGCAGGCCGTGTTCCATCTGAACAGCCATCTTGTAGGCTGCGTACTTCTTTCCGTTGGGGTCTTGGCGGATGTCGGTGTTGATATCCCACCCCTTATTCCGAAGCTCCTTGATGCGGGCGGCAAGGCGGAAGATGCCGTACAGACCGAGGGCTTCCAGAGGGGTGATCGACAGCCCATTTTTCAGGTGCTTTTTCAGGTGATCGAGTTGGTTCATTGAGGGTATCCTTTGAGCGGTACGTTGCGGTGCCCATGTTGGGCAAAGGAAAGGCCACCCAAAGGGGATACCTAAGGGTGGCCGGGGAGGTGGTCGGTTGTTTGATCAAGGGTGTGGGTTAATGCTTCACAGCTTCAACTCACCTGTCTGCGCCCAGTGCCCCACCTGAAAAGATGGGCAGGCCTTACGGACTCCGGGGACATCGCGATGCCCTTCAACCGATAGGATAGACTTGAAGCCCCATTTCAGTTTCTCAATCAGGAAAGTGAGAGAGCGCATCTGGGCGGGCGTGAAGTTGCACTCAGCATCGGAGCCGTTCCACGGGTTGCCGGGGGTGTGCTTGACAGGGTTCTCACCAATACCACCAATCAGGCAGATACCAATATGGGTTTTGTTCCGGCCACCATCACGGCAGTGGGAACCTTGAACATCCACGGGTCGCCCGCTCTCTACGGTGCCATCACGGCGAATGACGAAGTGGTAGCCAATGCAGAGCCAGCCCTGATTGCGGTGCATCCGGTCAACTTCCGCAGCACCCCAGTTCTGGGATGGCTTGGAGGCTGAACAGTGAACCGTCACACCAAGGGTGGAGGTGCGCCTGAGGAAGCGGAGACCAGCGGTGGCAACCTTTCCGGGTACGATGGCGAATGGGGCAGCGGTCGGGGTGGTTGTGGGTTTCGTTACAATGGTCATTTGAGTTTCTCGATGGCCCTTACAGAGGCCTCGTTGCGGGGTTCGTTAAGCCATGCTGAGGGGATATCCTTGGGGGCGAATGGGACGCCTAGCTTGATGCAAACATCAGCGTATGTGGTCTTGGACCCCTTGCTTATCTTGGCTTGGGGATTGTTGAAGACCATGCGAAGGTCGATGTCGGGGTGCTGCGCCTTGACGAGGGCAATCTTCTTGCGGTCGTCGCTGGTCCATAGGCCTTTGGTCTCAATGACCATGCCGTTTGGCAGCACAAAATCAGGGGTGTACTTGGCGGTGCGCGCGGGGATGTCATAGCGAATGACGTGCCGCTCATAGTCGTAGTCCATGCCTCGGGCATCAAGGCTCTTGGATACGGTGTCTTCCAGACCTGAGCGGTATCCCTTGGCGAGGGCTGCCTTACGGATAGCCGATAGGCGGACGGTCTTAGGTGGGGCTGCCATTGGGTGTTTCCAAATAGAAAAACCCCCCACACCGGAGAGATGCAGGGGGTCGAGGGGTTACAGAACGGAGTGAGTGATTGATCAGAACCCAGACGCGCCCTGAGGCTCATCGTCGTTATTACCGGAGGGCAGGTGTTCATCCGGCCCGCCCGCGAACTCATCGTCTTCACCCTCGGCTTCCGGCTGGATGCTGTCGGCAGAGAAACCGTCCTCGTGTTTCCCGAAGCCGTAGCTTTCAGCGGAGCGTTCGCCGCCCTGACGCAGGGTGACAATCTGGACAGCTTCGAGCGAACACTTGAGGCCAGCGACCCCGGTGCCCGCGATGAAGTAACCGCCCTTCACGATGGAGAAACCGCAGATCAAATCAGAGCCACCCCAGATTTCCACCTTCGAGGTGATCTTCCGGCCCAGCGCGTCAAACAAGTCGGGCTTGCGGGTCCACTTCTTGCCTTCACGAGGCCCCTTCTTGACAACGCCACCCGCCTTCATGGTCAGCTTGAACTCCACCTGTCCGGTGTCATTCTCCTCGGCATCGTAAATCGGGGTGAACAATGGGTTCAACTTCATGGCACCCAGCTTGTCCCGCTGAGGCTTCTTCAAAGCATCGAAGGCTGCCTGCCCGAGGGCTTCGGCTTCATCCAGATACGGTTGCAGTTTCTTCTGGAAGGCGATCAGCGCGGGGCTGTCAGCATCAAAGATCAACTTCACGGAATACTCACCCTCGGGCTTCGGGTAATCCGCTGTGCCGTAATCAGGCTCGGTCAGCTTGGGCCACTTGGCGATGCCTTTGGGGGTGTTGAGGGTGATCTTCTGGGGGCGAGTGTCGGTCATGTGCTTGGTACTTTCAAACAGGTGTTGATTATTTTCGGTGATCAGATGGAGGAGACTTCGATGCCGCGTGATTGGATGGCAGCACAGAGGTCCGCAGGGAGGGGCGTGTCGCGTTCCACAAGGAGGCGCGCGGCGAACAAGAGGTTGTTCGTGGTGCGGCTCTGGTAGGGGGTGACGATCACGCCTTCGGCAGCGGCGGCTGCACGGGTTTGGAAGCGAAGCATTGAGTTTCCTTTGGGTCGGTTGTTTGATCAAGGGTGTGGGTTAATCACCAGCGGGGTATTCCCGCTAGTGGAAGGGTTCAGGCAAATGCAAAGTCACAATCCACCACAGCCTCGATATCCAACTGACCCATTGCAGGGGGTTGGGGTAGGAGGCTCTGGTTTTCTGGGGATAGCTGGCTCAGGATTTCCGTGTGGAGGTTCTGCATCACGTCACGGCCACGGTACATCTCCACCATAGTCTCACGCAGGATGGCGAAGAAGCGTCCTGTGTTGGCCGCGTGAGTACCGAAGCTGTCGTGTACCAATGCGAAGTCCTTGATGCCCTCTTGGGCTGCCCGCCGCACGGTCAAGCGCAGGTGGCTGGCGTCGAGGGAGTGGACGAAGTTGGGGGAGAACCCGGACGCCTGCTTGCGCTTATCCACAGCAGGCATATCGGTCTGCACCTGAGCGGTGACCCGACTGCCCATCAACATAGTGTCGATGCGGTGGGTCTTCTGTTCCCGGTAGTTCTGCACCACGAGGAACCCGTCAGGTGTCGTCCAGCGCACCGGGAGTTGCTCCGAGGTGACCACCCCGGCCACAGCTTTCAGCCATGCCATAGCCTCAGCCGCTTTCAACACGGTGCGTTCAACCGCTTGGATGATCACGCGCGCCATGTAGACAGAGGCCGCGAAACCGTTGCCCTCGAAGTGCCACTCTGCGTTGCCCCGTTGGTACTCCTTGTAGGCTGGCCGTAAGGTGTCCGTGAAGATTTGCTCACGGAACCCGAACTGGTTTGACCCATAGCCATAGGTCATGGTCGGGCGCTTCACGAGGTTGCGGCTGAACAGCCCAGAGCGGAGCCACGAAGATGCAACGTCAGCATCCTCCCCTCCCCCAGCAGCATCAGCCGTAGCCTGCTTGGTCGCCTCCACCAGCACGAGGGTATAGATATCAGAGGGCTTGTCGGATGGTACGAGGTTGACAGCATCGCCACCCACCTCATCGGCCAGCGCCATACTGAAATGCTGGATGCCCGAACAGGAACCGTCCAGAGCCACGGGGAGGTGGGAGATAAACCCTGCCCCCTCACGGCACCATCCGGCCCACTCTCGGCAGGCCGCAAGGAACAAGTATGGGCTGTCCGCCTCGGTCCACCAACGGTTGTCGAAGGGGTTCTCAGCGCAGGCGATGATGGCCTCCTCGTTCTCGTAGACCCATTGCACCCGGTCCTCCAAGGGTGCCTTGTCGATCTTGTTGAAGGCCCCTGTGTTGGCAACATGGATGGCGAGGAAGGGCGCGCTCTCCTCATCAAGCGGCATCCCCTTGGCGAAGTGCAACAATGCCTTCATCCAGTCTGGCCCCTGAGGGTTCAACAAAGGGGCAGCGTAGATGCGACCCCGGAAGTCCAGCAAGTAGGGGAAGTAGAGGGTCTCGAAGTGGGAGTACCTCCGGGCCACGTTCATGGTGGAATAGAAGGTGGCCCTCTTGGAGGTCAGTTCCAAGTTCTCGATGTGGACCATGTGGGCTTCGCTGCGCCACTCCTTCCGGGCTGTCTCGTTCTCTTCGATGTCGTGAGGCTTAGGCGGGAGGGGTGTGTCGAACACCGAGGGGATACCACCGAGGCTGTAGTCCTTCTCCCAAGCCATCTCCAACACTGTCAAGATGAATGGGTTGATGGCCCACTCAGTCTGCTGTGCTGCGTTCACCGCTTCACACACCTCGGAGAGGTCTTGGGTTTCCAGACTGGCGAGGTACTTCCGGCTGAAACTCTTGACCAAGCGGAGAGGGCGGACGCGGCGGGTCAGGTAGCCGCCATTGAACGGCCCGGTCCAATCAACTGGGGGCACGATCATCGGCTCATAGATGGGGCGCATGGTCTCGGCGGAGGCGCTGCGGTCCTTGATGAATGTCTTGGTCTCCTCGGTCGGCAGCAGCAACAGCTTGCTCTGCTTGGCGCGGGTCTCCACCTTTTCTTTGTAGACCACACCAGTGGTGGCAATGACCACCTCCACCATCAGCATCCCCAACAGTACAACATCAGCTTCCGGCCAGTTGTCTGGGAGGTCCACCTCACGGCGGGCGAGAAACATATTCACGACCTTGCGCTTGATGTGATAGGCGCTGCGCTTGGATGCCTCATCACGCAGGCGGTCATAGAACTTCTTGTCCTGTTCCCGCACATCCCGGTAGCGAAACTCATCTTCAATGGCGCGACCAATACGACCAGCCACCGCAGGCACGGTTGGAGGTGTCCCCAACAGGCCACCAAGGACCAACCTCAGGGCAATGAAAGATACCACATCGTAGTCACCGTTGAAGGCGGCGAGGTACTTGAACGCTGGCCCCTTACGTCCTGCCTTGCCGGAGCTTCGCTCTGCCATGAACGCAGCAACACCATCAGCCACCTTCTGGATGAGACCATCCATCAAGCTCTTACCATAGACGGTGCTATCCTCACGGCCACCTTCAACAGCCTTCTTGTTAATCGCTCGGAACCTCTCAATCCCCTGCTGGGTCATTTCAGTCTCAAGCTCATACTGCTGTGTGATCAGATCATCGGAGGGGGTCAGTGGTGCGGAGAGCATCATCATAGAGGCATCCTCTTTAAGGTTCACCTTTAAGGTTCACCTCTAAGGGGAACCTATAGGCCTAAGGGTGTGGGTTATTTGAAAGGTGACGCACATAGGTGCAACCTTCCCGTTGGTGGATGGAATAAATCCAAAGCAAAACGCCCTGCATCCCGAAGGAAACAAGGCGTATTTATTTTCATGTCAGCAGAGGTTCGGGGGATGGGATTGTTCTGCTGGTGGAGCGTCTTGGGATTTTGAATCCCCTGTGATATGGTAACCTGTTGTTATTACAGGCCATCTGTGATGAGTATGTCACCTCTGGTGCCCTGTATGTCACTCCCTATGTCACTGGTGACGGGTGTGGGTGGGCAAACCGGACATGGGTATCTGTTGCCAGATATGGGCATCTCACCATAGCCTGTCCCACTACAAAAGCGGCAGGGTATGGGCTTAACTAATTTCGCCATTCAAACAACCTCCCTGATATCCCGGACACAGCCGCCCGGTATTACACATTCCCAAGGTTGGGTCTGGGCCTCAGCCGAGCCTACCCGCAGAGCCGCCCAGAGGAGAACGACAGCCAGCATGGTGATCTTGATTGCGTCTTCCATTCAGCGCCCACCTTTCCGATACCCAACGAAGTCGGTCAAGTACCCCCGCTGGTGGGTGTCAAGGATGTCCGCAATGCGGTCGTTCAGGACCACCTCCAAGGCACCCACAAGGTCAGCCTGAGGGCCATCATAGACAGGCCGGAACCAGTCGGAGCCATGGAGGTGGTCAGGCTTGGTGGCGCTGGTTCCCCACACCTGAAACCCCGGTCGATCTATACGCCCCAAGACGAGGGACACATAGTAGGTTTGCACAGGCAGTTCCATATCCTGAGGTTCATAATGTGTCGTGAAAGATATGTCCTCGGAACGCAGAGAGTGGAACCTAAAAGTGTCCCCTTGGATAACAGGGGCGCGTTCAGTCCACCATCCGAGTACCTCAAGGGTATCCCGGTTGACAATGACGGAGCCAGCCTTCGGGCGGAAGGTTTGATTTGACATAATGATTTCCTTGATTGGTGCGGGTGGACGGACTCGAACCGTCACGCTGTGAAGCAACAGATTTTGAGTCTGTCGTGTCTACCATTCCACCACACCCGCACTGTCGCGGGATGTAAGGGATGAGTTAGGGGGGTGTCAAGGGGCCTTAGCTAGGAAGCGGCGGGTGATGCGTGGGACAGAGGCCCGATTCTTCTCCATATAAGCCTCATGGGTCCGAATGGCCGTGGCTTCATGGAAAATAAGGTTCAACAGGCGGGGGCTTAGGGGTGCGCTCCGAAGCCCATCACAGTGAACCTCCACCGAGGATGAGCCGATAATTATCATGGCTTCGTGGGCCTCGGCGCGGCTTTCCTCAAGAAGTTTGGTGTTGATTGTGGTGGTAAGGAAAGGCGGTTCAGCCCCTTGATCATCCCATTTGTATTCCTCATCCACCTCACTCACACTTCTGGCGATGGTGAGAGGAAACTTTCGACAATCGTAGGGGTATAAGTGGGTCTTAGCCATCACCGCCCCCCTAACTTCTTGATCTGTGCATTGAGGCGGTGCATATCTTCGCGGGCCTTGATCATCCGCTGCAAGGCCACCTCATGCTGCGCCCGCAGGAGCATCTCTTGGTACGCCTTGGTTTCCATGAGGGGCTTGAGGGTTTCCCCTAGCTCGATCAGGTCGCAGAGTTCATAATGGGTAAGACCCAGATATGTGGGCGCTGGATTGGAGTTGGTGGACATTAGGTATTCCTTTCAAAGGCATCGTGCCTTGTAGAATTTCTGATAGAGAACCTCCAACTTCTCGCGCTCAGGGTGCCTGTGTATCCACATGCCTGTGTCTGAGTGGAAGTTGTCGCGGAAGAACTTGTCCATCTTCCGGTTCCCTGTGGTGAGGGTGGTATCGACGCGCCGTGACAGCGCATCGTAATCTACATCGCTCAGGAAGGACTGGTTGTGCTTCTCATAAGCATGTGCCGCCGCGCTGAGTTGGATGCGTAGGCGGCACTGAGGGTCAACCCCTTTCAAGGGCAGCACGCGCCTCATCCAAGCTATTCGGGGCGAGGTGGGCGTAACGCATGGTGGTTGTGATGTCGGCGTGACCCATGAACTTCTGGACCACCGGGAGGGACACTCCACGTTGCACCAAGCGGGAGCATGTGGTGTGCCGGAAGGTGTGGAAGCAGGCCTCATCGTCGGTTGGCAGGCCGCGCTGGTGCTTCCATGCAGCAATGACCCGGCTGATGTGGCGACAGGTGATGCGGGCCGGAAAGATTTTCTCGTGGTCCATCACCTTCCCCATCAGTACCACAGCCCACGACCTAACCTCTTTGGTCATGGGTACGGAACGCCTCTTGTTCCCTTTAGTTTCACCTAAGAGGATGAGGTTCTGGGTGGTGTCTACATCCCGCTTAGTAAGGCCCAGCAACTCTGACTGACGCATCCCCGTGCCTACCGCCAGTACGAACAGACCTTCCATGAAAAGATCGCCCTCCACATGCTGCCGTAAGTCCCACACCTCATCATCCGAATAGTAGCGCAACCGCCCCTCGTATTCCTTGCGCTTGGGCAGGCGCGGCACCCGGTCGATCAGTCCATCTTCATGGGCCAACTTCAACATCACCGACAGCGCCGCCAGTTTGCGGTTGATGGTGCCTGCTGCGTTCCCCGCTGCGCCCCACCCATCGCACACCCTTCCGATCACCTCTGGGTTCACCTTTCCAAGGGGAAAGTCGCGCCCCAATTCAAGGCACCATGCGTCAGCGTTGCGGAGGCTTGAGGCTTCCGCTTTGCGCCCCTGCCACTGGTTCTTATAGGCCCGATCTACGGCATCCCCGAGGGTTCCCTTAGCGGTGGGCTTAGAGGTGGCTGAGGTGGTCAGCATATCGGGTGGCACCCCGGCCAGCAGCTTTGCTTTGAAGTCGGCCTCAACCTTGACTGCCTCAGCGCGGGTGTCACACGACACGCGGGGCGCGCGGACCCCGGCGACAGTCACATCGACTTGGAACTTGGTTCCCTTGGTGCGGATGGCCATTTGAATTTTCCCTTTCATTGGTGGGCCTATTCCCCTTGCAGGAAGGCCCCTCTGGTGGATGTAATGGGGTGTAAAAAGAAGGGCAGCGGCCCCTCTTCCTACGTTATATTGTACCGATCAACCGCCCCACAAACGCGCGCCCCTTGGGGGTCAGCATCAGCAGCTTAGAGCGG